TGATGAATGAATATCACAAGGTGGTATGTAATGGTTTTAGACAACGCCCACTATTTTACTAGATTTGTTGCTTAGCTCTGCAGATTCTCGTTTTCTCTCACACCCGGAGCCGGTGAGGAGTTACGGTAGCCACTATACTCAGGTTCCTAGGTGCCCTTTTTATACGTGTTAGCATCACGGTTGCTTGTTTAGGTGGCGGAAGAATCAACCTCAGCAATGACTATGTCAATGGTTGTACTTCCGGTGGGATAGACTCCTGTGCCATCCAAAGTAATAGTAATGGATTGGCCAGCATAGGCTGCTTGTGAAACAACAAGGAATGAATTAAACATGTTCTTCGTAGTAATTCCGCCGTTTGGTCCGTACTCATATGGGGTGCCTTGATTGTTGTAATTTCCTGTGGCACTAGCATTCGTAAATGTAATACCAGGATAAGTTGCAACACCAGCTACAGACCCCCCCCAATTGAGATTGACGAGATACTTTTTCGTAGGGGTAGCTATCCAAGATAGTGTGGTTGATGTGGTAGTTACAGAGAAGTTTCCGGTAACGGTCACACCAATTGTACCAAGTGGATTAGCAGATGAAAAGGTAGATCGGCCAGAGTGAAAATAATCAACTCCAGCACCAAGATCACTAGGTAATACAGGTTTGAAAAATTCAACGCAATAAGAAACCCATAATTCTCCTAAGTTTTGGGTAGGATTTGCTTGTGTAGCGATTTGGGCTAAACCTAAATCGTACATACGCAAATCTTGACCTACAGGAGGAGTATTTGTTCTTACGTATAACTGCGGTAAAACAGTTTGCGCAGATTGACATTCAACTCCATGAACCAACTCTCTGGTAGGTTTAACTGAAACAGCATATTCACTGTTCTCCATTGCGACCCTAGAGGTGTACGCTGGTGCATCGGCATTGTAATTTGTTGCCATAACGATGACACCAGGTGCACCTGATGTTACGAAGTCGGTAATCAATGGTCTAAACTCGAAAATTAATCCATGGAACCTGTATTCTTGGTAATTCTGGGCTATTGTAGATAGCCAAGGAAAAGTGTTCGCCATGCCAGGGTTTAAAGGATAGGTAATGTTATTAAAGGCGGCGGTGCCTAAAATATCACCAAGATATTCTCGGTGACAGATGACATTAGTCCTATCTGTGGAGGAAAACTTTGGGATCTGGTCGTTCATCAGCATATTGTACTTTGGTTGAGCACCAACAATTTGATAATCGCCTGATCCGAAAATGGAACCAATTCCAGATCCTAAAAACTTTCCTATGTTCTTTAATCCCGGCATCTTGAGAAAATCTCCTACTTGTTGTCCAACGATGGAACCAACATCAGCAAAGGGGGTTGCCTGTCTAGGCTTTGCTTGAAGTTTAGTTCGCATAGTCTTTCTTTTTTGTTTTGTTTTATTCGTCATTGTATGGGATACCCAATGACATGGGGACTGTACATCGATGGGAAACCATTACTGGGGGAGCCGTGCAGTCTCTTGGCATTCTTGATAGCACTAAAGTAATAGTTTTGGTCCATTAAACCCATCAACCCCATAGCCAAAAATCTCGGGAAAGTAACGTCGATAATGTTATCGTCTCTAATTAGTGGTGGCTCTCTCATAGTTTTTTTTTTGTCGGCAGCTGTTACCCCAACAACTCCTTTTTTTAATATTAACTTTTTCGCTATGAGTCCACTTATTTTATATTTTGTTAGACGTCCCTACTTTAGTAATGATTAGAAAAACAATAATTGTACATTGTTTAACATTGATCTAGTATAATCAATATCATTATTTTTTAGTCTTGCTTCCAGGGCCTTCTGCATTGCTGGAGCAATGCCAAAAGCCTTCCAATATGAGTATCTACAAAAATCTGTGACCTCTGCATATCGGCGATGTTGCATACCTTTAGCCATCATGGCCATACCAGTAAATTGAGTGGGGTCATTGCGGAGTTCCTTTACATCACCTGCACTTCTTATGTGTGCAGAATAAAATTCTTGGGCGATGGGAATCCCTGCGGTTAATGACAATCCACACAATCCTATGGCTCTTGACCATCGTCGTGCTAGTTTAATGGTATTTAACGGTTTGATGGAGATTGAGTCTTTAGCAAAAGCAACTAAGTTGTCACGAACCATCACGCACTCTGTGGGTGATATTCGGACTGGTTGCGATTGACAGAACACTATCTTTTCAAACACATCGACTGGTTTCTCCTGTTTCATGGTAAAGCCAAAGTCAAGAAAGTATTGGGTGAGTGAGTTCAATTTGTGTAGATCACGCCGCTCAATAAAGAGGACACAATCATCACCATCGTTCACCGCCTTAAACTTCTTAATCTTCGCACTAATGCAGAAAGAGTACAGCATAGATGACATTAAAAGGCAATTTCCAAGGGCAGTATTCATGTCTCCAGACATCCTGCCACCTTGTAATTTAAATTTCAACTTGCCATCATGAGCATAACCCTTTCCTTTATTAGCTATTTGCCATTTCAATAATTTGTTCAGTTCCCTGCTTAGGTAAAACATCTTGTAGATCTTGTGTTCCCACTGTAGAGCTTCTACAGACACATGTTGGTCAAATCTGGACGCATCCAAACCTATCGCAACAGGGTCATCGAAACTTTGCCAGTGCTGTAACAATACAAGTCCTCTTTGAAGCATGTTCTTTCCTTTCATTATTGTTGGAGATTTATACAAGCCATCTACCAAACCGTAGATGTGGTGTTCGATCCGCTTTATGTACGGACCTAAAGAAACGTGATATCGTGGCACCCTGGGAGAGATACCGCGCGGAGCGGGGTTGGGTTTAGCAGTAAAATTAATTTTCTCCACTTTCATAAAGTAACTAATTGCTGCATCACACACGCTAACCGGTTGATTTACTAAACTATCGAAAGCATTCTCGTAAACAGTTCTTCTACGTCCGTCATAAGCCCTAAGAAATTGCATCTTAGTTAATGGGGAGGTATATTGAGCATGTGAACGAAAATACGATTCAACGCATTTCAATCGAACATCAAAAGTTGCGGTATTGTGAGGTTTGGGTGGGGCCTGAAATCCACCTTTACCATCACTCACATAAAGCAATCTTTCCTTGACAGCACGTTCTATAGAGTTAATGTCTGTGTCATATACATTATAATCCACACGATTTCTATGAGTATAAAAATCGTACACTACTCTATGTTTCCTAAGTTTTTGGGCCCAGCGATACACCACTGTAAGTCTAGGATCATCCGGGGCTAAGGATTTGCCCGAATTCCTAGACTGCTTCACGTATAGGCCCCCTCATTTGCGACTAGCGACTTTCTCCACCCTATATAAATAAGGTAGGGAAAACCACGAATCCCATCCGGGGCTATACACTGAAAGCGGTGCACGCATGTCGTAACGCTCGCGATACCCGTCAGACAAAGTCTGTTCGCGTGCCTTTACTTCGTCACGTGTAGGTAGAAATGAAAAATTCACAGCATATGGAAGCATTGTTGAGATGACTTCCATTCTATAATTCGCTTTAATCATTTCTGATCGTATCCAATCTTTCACCATCATTCTGGTGGCTAGATCATCATCTACGATATGAAGAGTCGTTCTTGCTAGACGTGCCCACTTACCTGACTCTTTAGGTATGCAGTAGCATTCAACATCTAAACATCCGGTTTCATCCAATCCATTCATGAAATAGTCAACAGTCGGGTCTACTGTGCCTGTATTCGGTAGATATGGTTGGGCTTTGGTTTTACTCAAAGCAAGGTTGTTTGCGGAATTAAGGTAGCCTACTATAACTGTATAGATAAATCTAACAGCACAGTATGCCACCCAAATTGCCAACAAACCTTGGATAAGCTCGGAGACATTGGAGGGTATAGCATTGAAAACAGTTGCG